AACAACTCCCGTTCCTTGTCGTCTACGAACTCGACACCTGCGTATTCATTCTCCCCTCCCGCCACTAGATGCCACTCCCCATGACCTGTTTGATGTTCATCTCGCGGTCTTTCTGACCCGCGGCCAGTGCTGCGATGTCACGTGCGGTCTTGTCCTTCAGCCCTTCCGCCTTGAGCTTCGCCATGGCGGCCTCGATCGTGCCGCCCTCCTTCGACGCGATCTGCGCGAAGCCCAGCTCGCGTTGCTGCTGGAGATTGATTATCTCGCGATGGTTGCGCATCTTGTTCTCTTCGGTCCGCATCTGCAGCTCTTGTTGCCTGAGCGTGATCTCCGGCGGAGGCTGCGGCGGGTTCTCTTCTTGGTGGGTGGCGAACTCGGTGTCGTCCATGAAGAACCTGCTCGAGTCTCGGTAGCCCAGCGTGCCCATGATCTCGTCCGCGATCTCCACCGGCTTCGCGCGCTCGGCCAGCCCCGGAACCTTGTCCATGGCTTGCGTGAGTCCGTAGACCAGGCGCTCGACACGTCTCATCGGGTCCGTGTTGCCCATCCCGATGTTGACCCGCACCGTCAGCTCCTGCTTCAGCAGCAGGTTGAGTTCGGGCGAATCGCCGAAGGCCTTGGTGACCAGCTCCAGGCCTTCTTGGTTGCCGGTTGCCTTGCGCTCGGCGACCGCGAGCACCGTCATGTCCGTCTCGTACTCCTGCTCCATCCGGACAAGCTGTCGGAGCGTAGGCTCGGCCCAGCTCTCGATGAAGATCTTGATGCCGTAGTCTTGGATGGCGCCCGCAGCCGACCCGGCTTGTGCGCCTCCGCCAACCGACGTGGCACTGGCGGCCGCGGCCTGTCCATAGCCCCCGACCAGGTCGTCCATGTCCGAGGAAAGCTGCCCCTGCTCGGCATAGCTCGAGCCCGTGACGTCCGGAGTCGAGATGGTTTTCACGTCGGCTTCGGGGTCGTTCATCATGACGCCGCCGCCCGACACGTTCCGCATCAAGGCGTCGAGGTCGACATTCGACCCACGCTTGATGAAGTACCGCTTGTTGAGCACCAGCTTAATGTTGTCCATCCGCTGGTTGGCGAGGTCGTTGATCTCGATCTGCAGCGAAGCCGACTGCGCGACGTCGCCGTCGGGGTAGTTCCGGTGGGACTCGATGGTCGAGTAGCCGATGGTGAAAGGCCGCTCGCCTTCCTGCAGCCAGGGGTACTGCCCGACCGATCTGAGTGGGACCTCCGTGGTCAGCAGAAGCTCTGTCCCGAGCGTCCAGAAGATCACGTCTCCGGTAGGACGACGAACGATGTTCATGTGAGCCCAGACGGTGGTGAACTCATCTCCGCCCGAGTCTTGGTCACGCGCGGGGTCTGTCCGGTCGGTGCCTTCTCGCGCCTGACGCGTGCGGTCGTAGCTGTTGCGCCGTGCTGACAGGATCTGCCCGCGCGAGGCCGGGCGCCACCTAGGCTTGTTCGTCAAGGGGTCTATCGTCCGCATCTTCTCTTCGACGTCACCGACGTACATCGGGGCGAGGTAGATCAGGTACGGCGAGGTGTTCGCCGGATCACGCCAGTCGCAGTTGGGGTCGAAGCGAAGATTCTCAGGCGCGAGCAGGTCGCTACAGGCTTTGTCCTCAACCGTGGTCTCGACGTTGCGTCCCATGGGCACGCTGTTGCCGGCACCATCGTCGCCCATGACCGACGTGCCGTCGGAGTTCAGAGCTGGCTCGATGTTGCTGCGCTTGCTCCTGCGCCAATGCTGGTGCGAGGCACAGAGCCCGTAGACCTTGGTGTCTTGGAACGCACCCTGGAATGTGAGGAACCACGGAATCGTCTTCTCGAGCCGGTGATCCATCACGGCCTTGAGGATCCCCGCTGCGAGCACTTGCTTGGGATTGCTCTGGTCTTCCGCCGTTATCGAGAGCGCATCGATCGTGGAGAACGCGGCGTTGGCGAGCGCAGCTTCGTGCTGCTTTACCGACGCCCGGGCTTTCGGCCGAAAGTGCTTCGACCGACGGAACCTGCTCTGGTTGTAGCGCGACTGTGGTGCGTGCTCGCCCCTGAAGTGCGCGAGGCTTCGTTCCCACGTATCCGTGACGTTGGAGTCCAGGTACGTGGTTGACGCGGTGTAGATCGCGCGTGCCTGACGGATCAGGTCGTGCTCTTCGAACACAGCTTCCTCGCCCGCGGGCGCCTTTTCGCTGTTGCCTTGGAGCGTGTCCGATCCGCCGTCCATGCCCGGGGGCAGGTCATCTGCGTTGCGAGAGTAGCCGGTATCCACTTCAGACCACCCCGCCGTTTGGCATGACGATGCGCGCGTCGTCGCTGATTGCTTCGTCGGTCAGCGGGTTACGGTCGAGCGTCTCGAGCGCGTCGGAGTCGAACTTCCGATTGCGAGTGATGCCGTAGCGTTCAAGAATCTCGCCGCCAGCCCTGATCCCTCGCGTGACCAAGCCCGCGGCGGTCTCGTTGCTGATGTGGAGCACGTGCCCTTTCGTGGCAGACAGACTGGGGCACATGACCGTCACGACCCCCGAGAGCGTCTCGCCTTTGGCCAGGTTCACCCCCACTCCCCAGTCACGAGACGGATAGGCTTTGGCGAGCGCGGACCCGATCTGTTTGGCGAGCCAACCTTCGACCTTGGCAACCTTGACGTCTTCGTCGTCGTCGACTTCGATGGTGTTGTAGTCGACCGCGCGTTCAGGCGCGAACCCAGGGACAATGACGCGTCCAGCGTGCGGGTGGAGAATGTCGCTCATTGTTAGCCTCTAGTCATCGGGCTCGAAAAAGTCATCGGGCTCGAAACTGTTGCTCGCCTTGTTCGGCGCCAATAGATGCGCGAAAGTGTACGCGATTGCATCACCTTCGTCCGGCGACGCCAAACCCCGCTTCTTCATGTCCTGCTTTCGCTCCAGGCGGAGGGTATCCCCGGAACGGTGGTCAGAGAACCCGTACTCGATGCCGATCAGCGCATCGCGCAAGTCCTGGTCTCCCGCGGGCAGATCTCCTCCTTCCCTGAGCCATGCCTTCATCCGGTCCCACATCTCGACGCGCTTGTTGTAGTAGACGTTGCCGTCGTCGGGTGACGCGCCTGCGTTCACGCCGATGACGTCGTACCCCAGCTGGCGCAGGCGATCGACCACGCCGGCGCCTACTCCGACCTCGTCGACGACCACGAGATCGGGCTGGTACTCCCGAATCCGCATGGCGACCTCGCGCGCCACTTCCATCGTGTTCAGCTCGCTGTACTTGTGGAGCGGGAGCACCTTGCGTCCTTTCCGGATGGCAACGATGGTCTTGTCGTCACCGAACCGGGCGACGTCGACGGCCATGATGGTGGGCGCGTGGTAGTAGGCCTCGAGCGGCACGTCGCGGACCTGAGCCATGTCCACAATATCCGAAGCGATGAACTGGACCGTGCCCGCTCGGGGGAACACTCCACGGACCCGAACGCGGATGAAGTCCGAGTCTTCACCGTAGACCTCGACTTGGCTCTGGAGTTCCTTCTTGTTCGTCATCCGGCAGGTGCGTGAGTCGATCTGACGGGTGTTCCAGCGTGCCCTGTCCTTACCGAAGCAGTCGCGGAACCGGCCTGTATTCTTGGTAGGGTTGCCGTACGCGAACCACATCGCCCTGGACGTCGTCATCGCGCCCTCGGAGACCTCCCAGATGACGTCCGGTATGCCCGAAGCCTCGTCGTAGATGATCAGCACGTGGGTCGCGTGCAGGCCTGCGAAGGCCTCGCTGTTGTTCTCGGTGTTGGGGATGGCGGCGACGAACCAGGTGTCCGGGTGGTGGACATGACTGAACCGCGTCGCGGTCCACTTGAACCAGTGAGCGATGATCGAACGCTTGTGCCAGAGCGCTAGCTCGCGCCACGTCTTCGTGGAGAGCTGGGTGGTCGTGTTGGCTGTGACGACCCCGTTGATGTGCGGCCGGGTGGCCATCGCCCAGAGAATGATCCACCCCGACTCGGCCGACTTGCCGACACCGTGTCCGGATGACGTTGCGTCACGGATCGTGGTTTCCGGGTCCAGCTCGAACTGCTCGCCGATGTATTCGAGCTGCTCCCTCTGCCAGTCGTCCGGACCCTCAGGGAAGTCTTCCAGCGGTCCACCTTCCTCGCCCCACGGGAACGCGTACATCACGAACCCGTAGGGGTCCCCATAGAACTGACTCATGTCCCTGAGCAGCTGGTCTTCGATCTCCGGAGAAGGCGGAGCCGCTCGAGAGAGAGCAAGACTCACCCGCGCGCCCGGCGCAGCTTCTTGCCGAGTGGGCGCCGAGGACTGAAGTGCTTGATGGGTTTACGCACCACCGACTCC